CATATACTCTGGATTATCTATGTAGCCTGTTTCAAAAGCTTTTCTGTGTCCTAAATAACAACCATAGTGTGCGGGTGTCAATTTACCACCTGGTTCCATAGCAACTATGTCTGGAAAGGCACAAGTTTCTTTTGGTGGAAGTTCTGTCCATCTTTTACTAATTATTGTATTGTAAGAGAAATCAAAATCTTCTAGTTTAGATAGGTCGGCAATAGACCTTATTTCTCTTTCTGTGTCAATATCGGTTAGTATATGATATGTTGAAATTCTATTTGTATTTTTTAATGAGTTTTGATTAAAATTTGTATCAATTTTAACAGAGTTTTTATTTTGTTTATTTGATTTTTGAATAGAAAGATTCTCTAATATTAAATTTATATTAGAATCAAAGTCAGATGTTAAAAAAGAAACATTATTAAATCTGGCAAAGTCATTTGCATAATTAGTTAAGTTATACATTAAAACTTTCATGTCGCTATTTATTGCTTCTAAAACAGACAGAGGTCTATTTTCCCAAATTGATGTAAATAGAAATAGATCCATAGAATCATAGAAATCCTTAACATTTTCCTTTTCACCCCATACTATACAATTATCTGGTTTGTTATCCATTATTGGTTTCCAATAATCTTGAAAATTACCAGCTTGGTTTCCTATAAAGTGAAACTTAATTTTATAATCTGTTAGTTTTCTGGCATAATCAAATATTTCACCTTGATTTTTACCACTGGTAAAAAGGCCTACATTTAAAATATGTTTGTAACTTGGGTCTAAACCTAATTTTTCTAAGTTTTCAACTCTTTTTTTATTTTTTTCAGGAAATTCTATCACATCACAATCTTGAGTAATTGTTCTGTATTGATTAAAATTACCCTTTGAGACAAACATTATTTTATCAGGAATGAATTTTTTATCATTAATATTGAAAGATGTACCGTGTGTGGTTTCGGTTATAAAATAATTTTTATTTTGATAAATACTATGTAATATTTCAAAGTCAATAAATGTTTCGGAAAACTCCTCAAAATGAACAACATTCGGTTTCAATTCGTCTATTATTTTTAATACCATTTTTTTATCTTCACCTAAAGTATAAAAGTCATTTCCGAGTAATTTAGAGATTTTATTTCTTTGAACTACAAATACTCCACCAGTTATATTTGACCATTCTATTAGAAAGACTTTATAATTTTCTATTAGAATCTGAATTTTTTCTAATAGAAATTGAGGTAATCCACCTGTTGATAAGTGCGGCGCGATAATTAGAATTTTTTTCATAATCATTATATTTAGATTATCAAATTAAGTTTTCCTAATTTAATATATACTGGTATGAAATTGACAAAGTTTTTTGAATTCAAAAGAGGAACATTTACACCTATAAAGTCATTTAGATTGCAAGACAATTTACCTACTAAATTATGGGATGATTTTGAATTAGACAACGAAGTTAGAAAACAATTACTTCAAATTGGTCAGGATTTTTTTGATGGTACTGAAATTAAAGCGGATGTAATTGATATAATTCTTTGTGGTTCTCTTTGTAATTATAACTGGTCCGAGAAATATTCTGATTATGATTTACATATAACAATTAAATTTAAAGATGTTGATGAAGACTATGACTTAGTTGAAAAACTATGTGATTATGCTAAAAAGATTTGGAATGAACAACATGATATCAAAATAAAAGGATATGAAGTTGAGGTTTGTATTCAAGATGACGATGTTATGAGAGATGAACTCAAAACCGGGAAAATGGGTGGTGTTTATTCGTTACTACATGATAAATGGGTTAAAAAACCAGTCAAAATGGATTTCAAACCCAATGAAAGAATGATAAAAGAAAAGTCTAAAAATATTATAATGTCAATAGATGATATTGAAGAAGAGTCAAAGAGTAAAGACTTTGACGAATTAGAGCCAAAGATAAAAAAAGTTTGGAAAAAAATCAAAAACTATCGTCAAAGTGGTTTAGATTCTGAAAGTGGGGAATTTTCTTTAGGTAATTTAGTTTTTAAACTACTTAGAAGAAATGGATATATCGGTAAAGTAATGGAAATGAAAAGAAAGTTATACGATAAACAATTTAAATAATTAATATGGGAGTAAAAATATCAGAGGTCGAAGAAATATTTAAAGAGTTGTTTACAACTGAAGATGAGACAGTGGTTTCGTCTATTGAGACATTATATGAAAAACCAGATGATGATAGTTATTTAAAACTTGTAATAACTTTACATGGATTGTCAACTGAAGATATTTCAATAATTCATACTAAATTTATATTTAAAGTAGACTCGGAAAAAAAGAACTTAATTGAAAATTCGTTTATTTATTTGTACGAAATTAATTGTGTTTATCATAAAATTCAATTTGAAAATCTCTTAGATTTAAAGAAAAAGATAGAAGATATAGTAGATTCAAATGATTTTGGAGAAGATTTACAGATACTTTCGGACTTTATTGAGGCACCTTCAATGTTCTTAAATTATTATATGCGCAGAGAGAATATAACTGATTATTCGGTTTTTGATGTTCAGTATCAACCAAAATTTAAACACACTCCTTGTGACAAAACCACTTTTGATTTTAAAATCAACATTAATAATCAATATGATATGGAGTTGTCTATAAAAAAAGTTTATATTGATGATAGTGATAACTCAAATGATTATTATAGATTTCAGTTTAGATTTATGGACGAAATAGAAACTTTTGATACAGATACACTGAAAAACTTTCACTTTTTTATAGGAAGTCATATTGCTCAGATATTAGATAAAAAACTTAAAAACAAATAATGAAATACTTACATAAGTTTTTACAACATTTAAATGAATCTCAGGATATAACAGATTTATCTAAAGAAGATTTAGATGAGTTATTACTTCCTATTGCTGACCTAGGAATTGAATATTCTTTTTCGGAACCAAGAATTATAACCGAAGGTGAATTTTCTGGATATAAATCTATTAATATAATATTTAGAAACTCTTTTAAATTAGGACCATCTGGTGGATACAGTGAAACAATTATTGATGATAAATTTTGGGATTTCTTAGATGAGTTAATAGCTCTTAAAAATCGCTTAGAAAGCTCTAGAGTTTCAATAAATCCACATATGAGACATCATATAGTAGTTACTTTTATACAAAAATCTAAAGTCGATGGACCTTTGTTTTTAGTTCAACAACTTTATAATGAAATGACTAAAAAAACATTTGCTGCTAAAAGCGACTTTGTTAATGGTATGACTAAGAAATTGGATAAAGAAGAATTGAAAATCACTGTTAATTGTAATGGATATGTAAGTTCTTATACTGATAGAAAATGGAATGGTCTTTTTAGAGGTATAGATTTTTCAAAATTTAATGTTGAAAAGGAAATAACAGAAGATAGATATGGTGATAAAAGTGCTACTATTACAATCACTCTTAAAAAGTAAATTAACCCCAGCAAATATTTTTTTGTTGTAATGTAGGTGTCCAATACAATTTTAAAGTGTTTTCTGATATATCAACCTTTTTTTTATTAAAATATTTTCTTGCTTTTTCTTTGTTACCTTCTCTTATTATTTCGATTGATTCTTTATAAAATGGAAATGGTATTTTATCAATTAATTCTTTATCTGTCTGGTTGTAGTTTTTAAATTTAGTGTACCATCTTTCAAAATTTGAAGATTCGTAGTGTAAAACGCAGATTTTTCTTGGAAGAAGTTTAAAAACCGAACCTTTGAATGAATGTGGACCATGTGTTTCGGTTTTTTCATTTAATCTAGACGCGGATTTACCATTTCCGTATGCTAAAAAATTATTTTCTATAAAAGTATTTGTTTCTATGAATGGATTATCAACGTTGTCATTTGAGTAAACTGCCTCGTAATTAGATATTTGAACAACGTCATAATTTTTTGGAACATTTTTTAAAATTTCATTTATGTTTTCACAACAAAGTAGTTCGTCAGAATCTATATTTGAGACGACCCATTCAATGTTTAAATCTAACATTTTTTGTTTTATTGTTTCAAAAAAATGGTTTTGTCTTTTTTGAATTGTCCAGTAGTTATTAAAAGTATTAACATCAGAGTCGTAGTATGCAAATACGTTTGAATATTTTGAAATAATTTCTTCTAACTCCGGAGTATTTTCAACTCTCAAGAAAATATATTCGACACCTATACTAAAGTGATAGTTTAACCAAGTTTCAAAGTGAAATGGTTTGCATATCATTGTGCAAATGGCTACCATTTAAATAGTTTTTTTTGTGATTAAATCTTTCTTTAATGAATGAATTTAAAAAATGACATTTCTCGTATTCTTCTATTTCTTCTAATTCTTTCAGTATTGATTTCAAATATTTTTCCGAGTATATTTTGAGTTCTTTTGAGAATGGTTTATTTATTTTGCACCTATCAAAAACTTCTAAGCATTTCATTTTAATCTAATTTTGAGTTATAGTTTTCTTTAAAAATTCTTATTACTTCATCATACTCTGTTAAAAGACCAGATTTGAACTTTTCATTATCATAGTTTTGTTTCAGAATATATTCTTTTACGTAGTCTTCATAGTCAAGTTGTATAGAAATGTCTATTTTTTCTTCGTCTAAATTTTCATTTATTGATTCTTGTTCGTTATCTTCTAATTCTTTAGTTATATCATCTATGTATTCTACTGATGCAAAATTGCTCTTTTCTAAAATGATCTCAAGCTTTCTTCTTAATTTTCTATTAGATATTAGTAGATTATTTGATATTGAAATATCAACGTAGTCTTTTGTGTCTTTTAATGTTTCTAAAACTTCTATATCTTCCTCTCCGACCACTCTTACCTTTTTGAAAACCGGTGATACTTTATTAGGAATAAACTCTTCTGTATTGTCTTCTGTATCAATAACGAAGATTCCTTTTTGGTCACCAAAATCATTTCTATCCATTTGGAATATAGAGCCAACAAAAGTAAAGTTTTTATTTGTCTGTACTAAATGAATGTGACCTGAATAAACACCTTTAAAGGCTGAAAAGTTTTCTATGTCAATTTTGTCTGAATTTTTGTGAGCAACTGATGTTAGGTGCATTTTACAACCATTTAAGTCTGAGTGACAGAATAAATAATCACAATCTCTATTTTCGTCTATGTGTTTGACTTGTTCTAACCTCTTTTCAATGTATGGCATCATTAATAGTTTTCCACCATTATATTCAATCTTTGATACTTTATCATAAATTGTGACATTAGGAATATACCTAAATGGTCTTATAGAGTTGATTTCAGAGGCTGATTTTGACCAAAGGTCGTGATTTCCAATGATAATGTGTGTCGGTGCTATTTTAGATAGTTCTTCAACTATATCCATTCCGTAATTCAAAAGATTTATAGGAATAATGTTTCTGTTATCAAATAAGTCACCTAAGTGTATTATTATATCTCCTGATTTGACTCTTTTTTTTAATGTCGGTATAAGAAATTCCGAAAAATATTCTTTGTGTACTTTATACCATTTGTCGACTGAATTTGGGTATCCTAAGCCTATGTGGCTATCACCAATTAAATATATTTTACTCATATTTATTGTATTGTAAAGTGATTTGTTTGTTTAGATTTAGAAAAAAATCAATTTTTTAAATAAATATATACCTTATAAAGATTAAAAAAGATAGAGACGAATAAAATTATAATATATAATACATAATTTGTTTATAAATTAAATAAAAAATAATAAAAAAAAGATGCCATTACCACATTTTACCAATTTAAAACAAACTGGAACACCGGGAGTTCCTGGTTCATTACCAGAAGAAGTTGTGTATCTTAACTTATTTGAGATAACTTTTATCTTACCTACAATATTAGTAGATGATCAAGGTAGAGACCCAGTTCTTTTGTTAGAAAATGCTACAAAAGTAAACTTAGGAGGTGCTAACCTTACAGCCTTTGATGTTGGACAAGCTACTCAACGTTTTAAGTATTCAACAAGAGAGTTTTTAACTACACCAACTAAAACGTCTGGTGAACTTTCTATACCATTCCAAGTCAATGTTAATGATGCTGGTTCAATGGAAGTTTGGAATACGTTAAAAGCTTGGTATGATTTGTTATTTAACTCTCAAAATGGTTATACTCACTATAAAGCAGACCTTATTGGTTCTATTATTGTAAACCAACACGATAAAAAAGGTGTTGTGTTAAGAAGAGTAACTTTTAATAGTGTTCAGTTAAAGTCATTGACTGGTTGGGATTTAGATTGGTCTTCTAATACAATCGTTCAGGATGTTACAGGAACATTTGTATGGGATTACTTTGTTGATGAATACATTGATAGTGCTAGTGAGCAAACTGTTGCGGCTCCTACTGGATTATACTAATACTAAAAATATTTAGTAAAACCCTCTTTAATAAAGAGGGTTTTTTTTGTGCAAAAAAAACCCTCAGAATCTGAGGGTTTTTTATTTAAAATTTAGGGACATTGTTTGTCATACTTTGTGCATTTCTCATCATTGAGTTTGCATCGAAGTTACCCATTTGTTTGTTTTGAGCTTCTTCGTCTTTCTTTCTCTGTTTTTCTTCCTCTTCAACAATCTCATTAACAATTTTAATATTTTCTTCGAACATCCAAAATGGCCATTTATCAATTGATAATTCTTGAAGATTGAAATGTTTCTGAAGTAAAAGTTTATTCTTTAATATATGCTTCAAAGGCATCGTGAATAACGAAAATGCCTGAGGCTCCGTTGGGAAATTGCATATCTGTGCGGACCTCCTCTCCGCACGAACAATCATATTTCAGTTCTTTTACACCAAATGTCATTTTACCTATGGCTGAATTCAAAAATTGAAATGATATATCATCCATATCTTCAAATTCGCGTAGTTTTGATTTTATACCATCGTATGTTATAGATGTTCTACCAGGTAACATAAAAGGAATTATTTTCAAGAAAGAAAGGTTTGGTGTTCTTTTTTCTTGATTTTCTTTAATGATATAATCTGTAAAAGATTTTTGTAAACCAATATTTGGAGGTGTCACCTCGAATTCTTTTCCGTTTTTCAATCTAAAATGAAAAGAATTTGTAGATGGGCTGTAGAATTTTTCTAATTTTTCATCTACGTCATAATATACAAATGTACTTCTTTTTATTTCTATTTGTGTTTCTGTATTACAAGCTTTACAATTTGTTTTTACTGATAGACTATTTCCCTGTTGAAAAGTCAATTCTCTTATAAGGAATATCAGATATAATCTATCTTGGTCTCTAATTTCTAAATAAGAACCAACTCTACCGTCAGAGTATTTTACTCTTATACAAGATTGTAACATAGAATTCATCTTTTCTACTATATCGTAAAAGTTATTATCGTCAACCATTGAATATGCTTGAATTTCTTTTACTTGTGCTGCTCTTACTTGTAGTAGTGTTCCGGATGGATAAAACTTACCGCAAGGTAATTCTTTTACATCAAAACTGAAGAAATGTAAGTCATCTACTCTTTGTTCTATCACGGGTTCTGCATTTTGGAAAGGTATATCGCTAAATTGATTTTTACCTTGATCCATTTCGGTCAAATGTCTTTTTAAGTATTCTTCTTCAGACATTTCATTCTTATTATTTGACATATTAATTTGTTATTTTTTAAATATATATTCTATATAACTATTCCTCTATTATAATAATTAATACGTTAAAAGTTTAATATAAAACAAAAAACCCTCAATAAATTGAGGGTTTCTATTTTTATTTGATTAAATTAAGGATTTATAAATCCACCAGCGCTTATAGCTCCTGTTCTTAGAATTGTGATATTGTTCACAATAATACCCATACCTTTAATTGGTTCTACATAGGTATCAAGAACACCAATTTGATTATCTATAATCTCTGGTGTATTGTTTTCTTCGTCCATTTTGTTGAAGAAGTTATAAAGACCATTTCTACTTACAAATGATTCACAAATAGAGTCAGCTCTTAGTTTAATTTCCGCTCTAACATCAGATGTGTTAAATTTCCACTGATAATCAAGTAACATAGCTGATAAATCTCTTTCAAGTTCAATCAATACCTCTCTAACGTGAATGTAAGATAGAGCTGATTTGTAAAGTGTTTGAGCAGTGTTTTCAGTTTCAATTACATATCCTCTGTTTCTTTTGAATACAAGTGGATTCATTTGTGCTTGATTCATATACTCTACATCACTCGGTGTGAAATCCATTTCAAGTCCGTTTATATTTGTAATTCTACCATTAGTAATACCAGCTGATATTGTCCACGGTGTAACAGATGTGACATTTGAAATGTGTTTTCTCATAAATGTAGTTGCTACGAATGGTGCTGGTGGGTGTTCTAATGGTCTACCGTTGTCATTAATTAACACGTATGGACTAAAGTAACCTACACAAGTAGAACCAGCTCCTTCTCCAAAAGAGTAAAGGAATGCCGGGTTGCTTTCAGGATCACCTCCTTGTGCAACATATTCTAATTGTAACACACCCTCTGCGTTTACAAATGATGGTGAAGAAGAGTTTTTGAATTGTCTCAAAGATGGCATATTTAATATACCAAATGCGTCTAATCTTTCACCACATATATCAACTAATTGTTGTTTTGATCTCTCAGTAAGACCTAATCCAAATGAATCAATTAGATATCTGAAGTCTATTGCCTCTTTATTTGTAATTGCTTTGAATAAAGGTGTTCCTTTAGATACTAAGTTTAGTATTGAATTTTGTCTAGTTTCTGTACCATCTGGTAAAGATGCTTGTCTTATTCTGAATCCATCCAAAGGAATTGCTTTGTATGTAGTTACATAATTTTCGATGGAAACGTATCTCATTGTTTGATAATCACCACCAAAATTGTATTTTTTAATTCTAGCATCACAAGTTACTTCTGTAAGAGTAGAGTCACCTGACCAAGCTCTTTTGCTAAGAATTCTTGTTAGTTTTCTTGGATATTGACCTAATTGTAGAGTACTTTCGTCTACATAAGCTTCTAAGAAATCACCTACTTTTACTTCAGTATATCTATCACCTTTGATAAGTATCTTATTTGGTGTTTGAACATATGATGTAGGTATTTCAATCTCAACTGTTTGTTTAAGATTTGATTTATTAGATTGAATATAGAATGTATTATTAGCTTCAATATTAACATCTTCATCTGATTCAAGAAGTTCATCTAAAAATTCTACTTGTAGGTCTCCGTCATTTTCAAGATACATTTTTAAGTAATGTTTCTTTAAGAAATTATAAACAAGATTTTGCTCAGGTAAGTATTCAAATTCAACTTCCTCATTAATCTGGTAAGCGAATCCATTTGGTATACCCAATTCATTAGCTAATTCATTTGGTGTCATTAACGGATCAACCGCATTTGTTACTATGGTGAATGTGCCTTTATTTAATTGAGCACCTGGGAACAAAATTTGTTCATAAGTCTGAAAATCTAATTGAATTGCCGCAGCAGTGGCTGACATCGCATCTGTTTCAAAAACAATGTAGTCATATCCTGCATATGATGAAGTAAGACCCGCAGCTACTTCTCCGTCTAAGAACGTAATGTCAACCATTTCACCTAATAAAGTGTTTGTTGAACCACTATAATCTTGATAAAGTCTGTTGCTGTAGAAGAAGTCTCTAGTATTTGTAATACCATCATAGTATCTTGAATAAAACTTAGAATATTTAGCCACGACACCGTCTGTTGTTGTTGCTGCTGATTCTTTTGTAGATACTGATTCAGAACCAAGAATAAATTCGTTATCTAATGTATAAATAACAAGTTGACCCTGTAATACTTCTGATAATTCAGATGAAGTTAGTCCTGTTTTCAAAACAAAAGATTTGTTTTGAGTTGAATTAGTTTGAATATC